AGCAGAGGCCCATGCCTGGCCGTGGAGGCTTATTACCGGGTGAGAAGGCGGTATAAAAAAATAACCCCTGCCGGGGTTAGGAAAGCACTGCTAAGAGAAATATAACATACTCCGGTGGGGGTGGCAAGCAGGTTGAAGTTGAAAAGGGCCACATACAGGCATATTGAAGCGGAGATATATGCGTATGAGGAAACGGTAAAACAGATAGAGCAGTTGAGGCAGGACATTATTTTGGCTGGGAATGCGGAGATAAGGCCAGCAGTAAATGAGGGGTGGCATGATTCAAAAGTAGAACGCAGGGCTACCAAATTGGCTGATTATATCTTGCTGAGAGAGATGGAGCGTATAACAAAAGCTATACGAGAGACCTATATGCGGTGCCGAGAGGAAGCAAAGCGGGTAATTTGGGTTAAATACGGACTTGCAATAAATTGGCAGCCGCCAGAGGAACTTGTACAAAAGTTGCAGGGGAGAAGTAGATTTGACCTGTCGGCGAGGGATATGGCGGAAATTTTAAATATAGACGAGAGCACCTTCCATAGGTATCGGACAGGGTTTGTGTACGGGGTAGCGGAGAGACTAGGGTGGTACTAAAATAAATCTAAGGAGGCGGAAGGATGTCTGCAGAAGATAAGAATGAAAACAAAGTTTTGCGACTTGGGCCTATTGAAATAGGGTATCGAAAACGAAAATGGACGGAGCAAAGGCAAGCCTTAGAGCAACTTAAGAATGCATTGAAGGGAACCTTTGTTTATCGGACTGCGGAACGGCTGGCAGATGCCCTTTGCGCGATAATTAAACGAATGAGCCGAAAATAAATCTGCAAGTTTTCTGCAAGCCTAAAAAGGGTAAGCTGTGGTAATATGTTACCAGGTAGCCGTCCGGGAGGGGCGGCTTTTTATGTTGGGGTGCTTTAGGAAAAATAAGTGGCACTCATCGCGTGGGCAGGAAATTATCCCCTTTTGCCGAATTATGGTTGGCGAAAGGGGGCACATATTTATGACGGTTTATTATTCTTGCCCTGTATGTGGCGCAGATGTTGATGATGATCCTGAGTGGGTTAAGAAATACCCCATTAAGCGTTGTCCTTTAGGTCAGCCTTACCATGAAAAATGTGGATATGAATCGCATCTGGACTTTTGCATCAACAATGAATTATGTAGAGATCTGAAACATGCCGAGGATACATGTTTTTAGTGCCAGACAAGAGCCTCCGGGCTCTTTTCTTTTTGGGTGAGATTATGAAACCCTGGGCAGAACAGTTTTATAAGAGCAAAGCTTGGCGTGATTGCAGAGATGCCTACTTCGTTAGCAAGTTCGGGTTATGCGAGAAATGTGGCAGGCCTGGATTGATAGTGCATCATAAGATTAAGTTAAATCCACAGAATATCAACAACCCTGATATAACGCTAAACTGGGATAACTTGGAACTACTTTGTCTTGACTGCCACAATCGCGAGCATGGTGGTGCGAGCACAGCTGAGGGGCTGGAGTTCGACGAGAATGGTGACTTGAGGCAAGTATAGCCCCCCCAGTCTGAAAAAACGGGCCTGGCGACTGAGACCGAGCGGCGGCACTTCGAAAACCCCGGAATGGCGCTTTACACGAGGGGGGTAAAAGCGAGGTGAAACCATGGACAAAATAGAGAAAGAAAAGATCAGGAAAAAGGAGTTAGCAAAGCTTAACAGGATATTCAAGGGTTTACCCAAAGATAAACAGAAATTGGCAGAGGGACTAAAGCAACAAGCGGCGTTCATGGTTTCCACCCTAGCTGAACTCCAGGAGATCCTGGATAATGATGGGGCCGTCGATTTGTTTGAGCAGGGAGAACAGCGGATGCTGCGCGAGCATCCGGCCGCAAAGACCTATAATGCCATGATCAGGAATTATGTTTCAGTATGTAAGCAGTTATTTGAACTGCTGCCCGAAGATAAAAGCAAGGATGCCGCCGATGAACTCATGGCCTTCGTAAAGAAGGCGAGGAAATGAGCCAGCCTAACTATATCATTGAGTACTGGAATAAAATTCAATCTGGTGAAATAGCGGCCTGCAAGCGGTTAATCCAGCAATATCAAAAAATCGTTGATGAACTTTATAACCCACGTGACCCGTGGGTTTTTGATTTAGAGAAGGCCAATCAGCCGATTGAGTTTATCGAGCGGTTCTGTAAGCACTCAAAAGGGAAGTGGATCGGCAAGCCGGTCAAACTGGAGCTTTTCCAGAAAGCTAAACTTCAAGCCATCTTTGGTTTTGTCCATAAAGAAACCGGCCTCCGGCGCTGCCGCGAGGTATTTACCCTGGAAGGCCGCAAGAATGGCAAGTCAACTGAAATGGCAGCGCTAGGGTTATACATGATGATTGGCGATGGCGAAGGTGGCGCAGAGTGCTATTCTGTTGCAACAAAAAGGGATCAGGCCCGCATTGTATTTTCTGAAGCTGTAAACATGGTTAGCCAGTCTCCGGCCTTATCAAAGCATATAAAGAAACGCAAGACAGACCTTTACTTTCCGGTCACATTCAGCAAATTTGAACCGTTGGCCAGCGAAAGCAATTCGCTTGATGGATTGAATTCTCACTGCATTATCATGGATGAACTACATGCTATTAAGGACCGCAACCTCTACGACGTAATGAAGCAGTCCAAGGCCGCCCGGGAGCAGCCAATCCTGTTTATGATTACCACGGCTGGCTTTGTCCGGGAATGTATCTTTGACGATATATATGAATACGCCTGCAAGGTGCTGGATGGTGTTATTGAAGATGAGCGTTTTCTTGCTTTTATCTATGAATTAGACGACCGCAACGAGTGGACCGACTTCCGGGCCTGGGAGAAAGCCAATCCAGGTCTGGGCACCATCAAGAATTATGAGGAACTGGCGGCTAATGTAGAACGGGCTAAAAATGACCCTAACTTTTTGCCAACGGTTCTCACCAAGGATTTTAATATCCGGGAAACTGTAGCCGGTGCTTGGCTGACATTTGAGGAAGCCAACAACGAAGAAACCTTTGATATTGAAGAAGTCAGGGACTGCTATGGCATAGGCGGGGTGGACCTGGGGGCTACAACGGACCTTACGGCTGCCTGCGCCTTAATCATGAAACCCGGTAGCGAGAAGAAATATCTGTTGGTGCAGGGTTTCATGCCGGCAGATACCATCAAGCAACGCAGCAAAGAAGATAAAGTCCCTTATGACAAATGGGCCGAACGAGGCCTGATTACCCTCTGCCCCGGGAATAAAGTGGACTATCGTTATGTTACCGATTGGTTTATCAAACTACGTGATGAATACGGGATTGTTGTTTACTGGTGCGGTTACGATAGCTGGAATAGTCCGGCCTGGGTGGAGGACATGGAAAACCGGTTAGGTTATACCAACAAAGAGAATTTATTGCCGGTGATCATGGGGGCTCGCACCCTAAGCGCCCCGATGAAAGAACTAAAGGCTGATCTGGCCGCAAATGGTATCAACTACAACAATAACCCGCTGCTTAAATGGGCTTTGACCAACGTGGCTGTAGAAGTAGATAAGAACGAAAATATCCGGCCTGTTAAAGGAAAAAACCAGCGTCAACGTATAGATCCCGCGGTGGCGCTTTTAATTGCTTATACAGTATTTCTTAATAATCTAGAGGATTACAAGGGTTTGATAGGGTGGTGAAAAAGTGGCAGAGAAACGGAATTTATTTCAAAAGATATTTGGCGCCATCCGGGACCGGTTGACATTAACCAGGCTTCAAATGTTTAACGGCTATACGCCGGTTTTTACTCCTTGGAGTGGTAACCCATATGAAGCAGATGTAGTCCGGTCGGCTGTAGACGCTATCGCCAGGAACGCGGCGAAACTAAAAGCCAAACATATCCGGCGGGTGGATGGCAAGGTTATTCCGGTGGGTGGCCAGATTGAGCGGATTTTGCAGGTAAGACCAAACCCTAATATGAACGCATATGATTTTCTCTATAAGCTTGTCACCACCCTGATGATTGACAATAATGCCTTTGCTTATCCCTTATGGGACGGCGTTAATTTAATTGCCGTCTGGCCCGTTAACTGCAACATGGCCGAATTTTTGGAGGATGCCAGCGGAACTGTTTACGTTAAATTTTATTTTGGTACCGGCCAGCATGTTATTCTGCCGTATTCGGAAGTAATCCATCTGCGCCGGCATTTTTATAAAAACGATATGGCAGGAGAAAGCAACAAACCTGTTAATGCCACCCTGGAAGCCATCCACACCACTAATGAGGGATTAGCACAGGCGGTAAAAACATCGGCAAACCTGCGGGGGATCATTAAATACCAGGGGATATTGAAAGAAAGCGATATTAAAGCCAATCGTGACCGTTTTGTTAATGAGTATATGACCGTGCAAAATACTGGTGGCGTTGCGGCCCTTGATGGGAAGGCAGATTATATCGAACTGAAAAACGACCCGAAAATGATTAATGCGGCCCAAATGAAAGAACTTAGAGATGCGGTTTACCGCTACTTTGGCGTCAATGAAAGTATTATCATGGGCAAGTACACGGAGGAAGAATGGAATGCCTTCTATGAAAGTACAATTGAACCCCTGGCCGTGCAAATGAGCCTGGAGTTTACCAGCAAGCTCTTTACAGAGCGGGAACTAGGATTTGGCAATGAGATAATCTTTGAGGCCAATCGCCTGCAATATGCAAGCGTTAAGACAAAACTGGCGTTGCGAGAAATGGTTGACCGTGGAGCATTGACTCCGAACGAGTGGAGAGAAGCCTTTAACCTCGCGCCTGTGGAGGGCGGGGACAAACCTATAAGACGACTTGATACCAGGCCAACAGATGAGACGGACCAGCAAGATGGTGGTGATAGTAATGCCAATGCCGAAGCCTAAAGAGGGCGAAACTCAGGACGAATTTATGGCGCGGTGTATGGCCGATGATGTCATGGTAGAAGAATACCCCGACGAAAAGCAAAGATATGCGGTCTGCTTGACGCAATTCAAGGAAGGGGGCAAGAGGAAATTGGAAACGGCCAAGAAGGAAATCCGTCTGGCCGAACTCAGAGCGCTTGATACAGCCGGCGAAGGAGAAATGATAGTCGAAGGTCGGGCGATAGTCTACGATAGCCCGACCGTTTTGTATGAGTGGGATGGTATTAAGTACTACGAAGTAATTGCCCGGGGCGCTCTGGATGGAGCAGACCTGTCAGACGTGCCGTTCAAGTACAACCACAGCGATGCGGTCATGGTAATGGCGCGAACCCGGAACAAGACCCTGGAACTGATACCTGACGACCAAGGGTTATTGATCAGGGCCAAACTGGCCAACACTACGGCCGGTCGCGACTTATACGAGCTTATAAGGCGAGGCGACATCGATAAGATGAGCTTCGCCTTTACTGTGTCCGAGGAGTCCTACGACAGGGACACCAGAACCCGCACTATTATCAAGTTCAAAAAGATCTGGGATGTGTCGGCGGTGGATACCCCGGCATATGCAGATACATTCATTTCCGCAAGGAGCTGGGCGGAGGCGGAGGCCGAACGCGAGCGTAAGGAGCTGGAGAGCTCTAAATTGCGGAAACGGTTAATTGCACTCACTTATTTATAAAAAAATATCAGGGAGGTATACAAAATGAAAAACTACGAAGCCCGTTTTAAAGAGATCGCCGAACGCAAGCTGGAAATCCGTGCTATGTTAGAGGCTGGAGAAGAAGTGGACCTGGACAAGATTCAGGAAGAATTGCGTAGCCTGGATGAAGAAGAAAAACGTCTTCGCGCGAGGTTGCAGGTTATTGAGGCGTTGAAAGGTGCAGGCATTCAAGCCGCCGGAGCCGGCGACAATAAAGCGCCTGTAGTGCCAGAGCCAGCGCAAATGCGTAAGATTGACCAGGCTGGTGTAATAGAAGACCGCGAAGCAAAGGCCAGGGAGGAAGCCGAGAAACGCGGCCAGGCCTTGAAAGAAAATCGCGCCGTTACCGTCGGGGCTTCCAGCATTATTCTCCCGCAGTACCAGGCTACCGACATCAGGCCTACGTTTAATGAGGTTAGCTCTTTAGTTGACCGGGTAACTATTAAAACTTTATTGGGCGGCGAATCCTTCAAGCAGCCGTACCTGGCCGGATATGGGATTGGTGATTATACCACTGAAGGTGCGGACTATGCTGAGGCCGAGGCTGTTTACGGTTATGCTGATATAAATAAGGCCAAGATAACGGCTTATGCGGAAGACACTGAGGAAGTCCAGAAGCTGCCGGCCGCTGCTTATGACGCTGAGGTGATGCGGGGCATCCGCGTAGCGATTCGCAAAAAGCTGGCCCGGGAAATTCTAGTAGGCACCGGGGCCACCAACCGCCTGGTAGGCATTTTCTCTACGGCGGCCACTGCGATTGACCCGGCTACCGACATTGAGATAGCAACTATCGATAATAACACGCTGGATGAGATCATTTTCAGTTATGGCGGGGATGAAGACGTTGAAGACGCTGCCGTATTGATACTTAACAAGAAGGATCTTAAAGCCTTTAGCAAACTGCGCACGACCGATGGCAAGAAGTTCCACAACATCGTTACCAACGGCAACACTGGTACAATCGACGGGATCCCGTTTATCATCAACAGCGCCTGCAAGGCTATTTCCGACCCCGCGACGGCTGTTGGGGAATACTGCATGGCCTACGGGCCACTGTCCAATTACATGCTGACCATTTTTAGCGACATGGACGTGCAGCGGTCTACTGATTACAAGTTCAAGCAGGGGATGATCGCGCATAAAGGCGTCATCTTTGTCGGCGGCAACGTTGTCAGCAAGAACGGTTTCCTCCGGATTAAGAAGGCTTCTGCGGTATAAGGATGAATGCTAAATGAAGCTAAAAGTGATTAAGGCTTTTATCGACCGGTATACCGGTAAGCCTTACAACCCTGGCTATGTATATGAAACGGATGATATAGAGCGCATTCAACAGCTTCAGGAAGCGGGATACCTTGAACGGGTCCCGCTTCTATCATCTGAGGTTGAAGAAGCGGTAAAAACCCCGGATGAAAATGCTAGATTACCTAAACGGCGCAGCAAAAAACGAGGTGAATGATTATGCTGGAAGAAATCAAGTCGGTACTGCGGGTTGACGGCAATGAATTAGATGGGGAAATACAAAGTTTAATTGATGCCGCCGTGGCCGACTTGATTCTGTCCGGCGTGGCGGCAGATAAGGCGCAAAATATGACGGACCCGCTAATAAAGCTGGCCATCATTAATTATTGTAGAGCTAGCTTTGATTATAATGACCGTTCTGCCGATCGACTTATGGTATCTTATGAAATGCTTAAGG